CATCAACATCCGTCAACTCAGTAGGATGCACCGTTATCCAGCGCAAATCCTCTAAAACCAAACCGATACGCTTTATTCCCGGCATAGCCGTTTCGACTATCGGTGCCCTTAATATAACACTTTTACCGCTCTCATCAGGGACCAACAGAACACCCTCCAAAAAGATAGATATATGCTTTGTCTTGTGAATGGCACCGGTCATCATCACACCTTTAGGCACGAACATTTCCCGCGTGTACAGCCCCGGCGTAAATCGGTGCGTATATTCAATATCGGCTTGCGGGAATGCGGCAAGTTTCGTCTCTGCCCTGAATATCGCCTCACGCAACACTTGGGGGTCGGGACGCTTTACAATCTGACCAGAATCCATATCACCTCCGCTGAGCTTGTCGCGCTTGAATTGACCTTAAAACTGGTTGATGTCTTGTTCGTAATCCAGAACGTCTCATTAACATTACCTTCTATCATTACAGCGTAGTCACCCGTCTCAGATACCGTAACCGTCCTTTCATTGGAATTATTGAACGTAAACGAACCTGAAACTGTGACCGTATCCCTGATAACGCTTTCCTGTTCTCGGCACCACTTTGACCATTCAACCAAATCCTCTGGTATCTTGCGAAAAGGCCTCAGACCACTCATAAGCGACCACCACGAATCTCAACCAGAGTTTCTGTGACCGAAACGCCTACAGGGTCAGAAACAGCCGCTTTATAAACGCGCTGCCTGGATGATCCCAGATTATACCAAACGGCCCTCGTGAGCCTTTCGCCCAATGGACCTAATGACTTGTCTGGATGCGATTGCCACGTCCTGCCACCGTCATCAGATGACTGGAGCATGATTTTAGGATCACCGCCCAGTGTCGTTCCTATACCGGTTTCTAAGACAATCTCAAAGCGGTCGTGAAAAGCCCGTTGACCGTCTGCGAATATAGGCTGGTAAGTCCATTCCATACGCTGAGTCGTTCCCCACTCGGTGTGCGTATCGAAGTCTAATTCGCCTATCTTGTTTGAGTCTGAATCACCAACCAATGTTTTCCCGGCGAATTGAGCATGGTATCTAGGCAGCCAGTTATCCTTTCCATAAGACTCTCTTTCAGCCCATGCTCCAGTCGTAAGGTCGAGAACCCACGTACCTTCATGAGACGTAAGCACGTAGAAGAAATGTCCCTCCTGATCGTAGGCAAAGGCCTCAAGGCTGGATACAGTTGATTTAGCAATGAACTGGTCTACAGCGTGAGTCGAAACCCTGACAGGATTAATGCCCTGCAATTGTCTGACCGTGTAATCATCGGCAACCCACAAGACTGTATTATCCTGAATAGCCACCGTCTTAGCAGCCAAACAGCCCTTATCGAAAGTGCCGTTGATAATGCGCTCGAACGGAAATCCTGCTATTCCGGTGTTTTCCCATATCTCACCAACCTTCGAGCCGAAGTTAATCACTAATCGATTCCATACGATCATGCCAACCATAAGGTCGGGGTTTACATCGGCCTCACCAAACTGCAATGCGTCAAATGACGTTACATCGCCAATATCAGAGCCAAAGAAGAAGTTATTATTTGGAGCACGAAACAGCATGAAATCATCTATAAATTCAACATCGCCAGCACCACCATTGGCTAAAAAGTCAGCGTCTGTGATCTGTCCGAAAGTCGTACCGTCCCAATAAAACCCATTAGGCTCATTGACGACGACAACGTGTGTTTTGTTGGATGACATGTCCACTCGTGTCGGACTGCCAACATTACCGATTAGCGTTGATGCACCCGCCGTTGTGACGTAATACAACTCAGATCCAGAAACGACGTATAAATACTCAGCCTGCCCCGTAGTCAGACCTATATAAGCCGCGTACATGCCGCGAATAGGACCAGAACCCACCGTAGTCCAATCCTTAACGCCTGGAGTACGCACTAAGACTGTTGGAGAGCGAGCATCAGGCGGGAGTTGCTCAGCAAAGCAATTCACCAAACGAGACGAACTGGAAGGCCTTGATCGAAGATCATAAGAGTGAATCGGTAGGCTAATCTGTGGCATTAGTTATCATTCAGAATATTATTTCCGCGACCATAATGACCCGAACCCACAGGAAGGTATGAAAGGTCAACGCCTTTTTTCTTCTCGACGATGAGTTTAGTCTGTATGCCGCTCATTGTAGAGTCAGCGATTGACGCAAGCTCTATGGAGACGCTAGCGCCGTACTTAGATGCGCTGGCAACTGCCAGAGCCATAGTGATAGCCAAGTCCGCCCATTCTGGCGTTGGCATGGTTCCAGATGTCGATGTCTGAGAGAAATAACCTAAGTCAATATCCTTAGTTTCCCTGAGTATCGCCATCACCTGATTAAGTCGGCGGATGCCGAATGCACCCTGCTCAGCGCTTGCCGTAGCCGTTTCAGAGATTACGTTCAGTTCCCTTAATGAATCGTCAATGACTTGCAGAACAGTCGTCATAATCATCTCCTAAGAGGGGCCGACCCGAAAGCCGACCCCGTTTTCTTATGCGAACGGTGTACTTGCAGCACCAGTGTTGGCAGTGTATCCACCAACACCCCAAGTAGTCGTACTCAGAGCAGTCAGCGTGAACTGCGTACCAACTTCTTCGCCCGTAGTAGCGGCGTCGAGGTCAATCCTCACTGTCGAGGTAATGTCAGCCGCGAACAGGTCCGAAGCATCAGCCGTTGCGTTTGCTGCAAAAAGACCACCACCAATGAAGGTAGTAGCAGCATCCGTAATGACCGAATAAGCAGCCGTTCCAATGACCGTGGTAAGGAAGTCAAACTCCATACCAATGTCATTAGCACCGATAGCAGGCAAGGTAAATGCCTGACCGGTTCCTGCATCAAACAGAACCACAGCCCCAGACTCAGCAGCCGTTAAGGTACGTGTTGCTCCTGCGCCAGAAATTACCTGCCGAGCAAGACCGCGTACACGACAGCCACTGGGAGAACCGTTATCAAGTGCTTCTCTATTAGTTGCAATAGTCATAGTGATCTCCTAGTTATTAACCCTGCAAGCCCATTCAGGACGCAGAGTTTTAGAGCCGTAAAGAATATCCAGCCGAAGCAGCAATTCATCATTCCTGATGTCACTACCCTGCCAGACCCTGACACTCAATCCGTCTTGCATGCGGCGCACACATCGGATCGCATCATCCATAATAGGAAGATCCGCCGTAACAAACGTAAATGCATCCTTGTGATACATCAGGTTTGACTGGTAGGCCACTGAATCGCCAGCGTAGACGGTCACGACATCATTGGTTGAAGGCAGATGATCTACATTCTGCTTCGCGCCAGTCGTGCGGATCGGTGGGCTGATTCCGTAGACTGTTGATGCTGTGATAATCGACGTGACAACGAACTGTTGGTCGTGTGCATACGCTGCTTTCGTCTCAGGATGAACCTGTTTGACACCAGCAATCGAGAACGTATCACCAACGGTTAAAACACCACCGGCAAGCGTTACTTGCTCATCACCATCAGATACGGCGGCGTCAATATCAACGGTCGTGTGGTCGGTGCCGCTAGTATGAGCATACGTGCGGTCATTCTCATAAAAGTTAGTCCCGCCAAAGCGTCCAAGATAACCTTCCTTGAATGCCGTAGACAGTTGCTTGCCATCGTGGAACAGAGCGCGACCACCACCAACAACAGAAGCCATCGTTACAGAATCAACCTGGATGCAACGATTTTCGTCTTTGGGAGCGAGGTTCTGATTCAGCTTGGCTCGTGCCTGAGATACAGCATCCAAATCCGTAGCGCCAACAACTTCGGTAGTCGTACCCGTAAAGTTATAGACATCTTTGGTTACAGACTGCAATACATCAGATTCGATACCGGATACCAAAACACTCATGGCCGGATCAATATAACGTCGTGAAAGCTCATCAATAGATAAAGACAACTCGGCTGAGTTGAACTTCATATCAACACCGTCCTGGATGGCAACGGTTACTGACTGTGTGCTTTCGTCTTGCTCTTGCACGTCCATGACTCGCGATCCCTTGCGACGAACGTACTGGTTAGGGTTTCTGACACGAAGCGTATCACCGATCTTACCGCCTGTTTTGGCATAAGACGAATCGTAACTTCGGTCAATGGTACCAAGAAAACTCAACTTCTCATGTGCAATGCGAAGCGACTCTCTTGCAACCATGTCAATAACTGAGAGGGTATTAGCCACGTTAATTTCTCCTTAACGTTGCGCTATTTGTTTCCTCCGCATTTTTGCAAAATCAGCATCTGATAAACCGGCATCGGTTATCTTCTTACGCTGACCTTCGTTGCCCTTGTCTATCTTTGGGGGCGGCGGAGGTGCGTTACTGACCTTCTTCCCAGTTTTCGACTTCTCAGACATAATGGTTGTTTCGAGCTTGTACATCTCTCTAACAACATCGCGTGGTGCAAGCTGGTTTATGCGTGATGCCTCATCCGGATTCTTCCCCAGAAAGTAGAACATATTTGCTCCAACATCACTCATCTTCATTTCTTGCAACATCGCGTTACTAATCTTCAAGTCTGGATTTCTCGTAACCTGATGATAGTCTTTTGCCTCAAAAGCCGTCTCTCTTTCAGTAAACTTTGATGTGAGAGTTTCAGCTTCGGTCTTGTCGTGTAGACCCATGACAACCTTCTCAGCAGCTTTGGTAGCTCGATCAGTCGCCTCAGTAAACAGATAATCCCGGTACTGTCCTTCGTCATATTCAAAGTCTGCAAGGGTTTTGGGTGCTGCTTGTGGAACCTCGGCCAGTCGCTTTTCAGCAGCAGCCAATTGCTCTCTAAGTGCATCCGCTTCCCGTTCAGATTCCCTGAAATTCGTGGTCAGCTTATCAATCCTGCCCTTGACCTTGGCACCGTATTCGGTGTCGTCAAGCGAATCAGTTTGTTTATTGTCGTCTTCTTCGACAGCCGGTGATGATTCGACTTCGCTTTCCTGTTCTTCGGTAACGTCTTCTGGTTCGGCATCCGCCTTATCAGTTTCTACTACCGCGTTTACTGACGTATCAACAGACTTATCATCTGCGTATCGGTCATCAGGACTTGCGTTTGCATCTGCTTGAGGTTCAAGATCCTCGACTACTTCTGACATGGATACACCCTTGTAGTGTTGCGCCTCCCGGCGAATGTTATTCAGGGACTATGGTTAAGCCACCTTTATCTCTGACCGCAGTAATGTTTTTTTCACTGCCATCATCAAATTGTACGTTAGCGACAAGTTTACCACCAATTCGCTTCGTTGTACCGCCTACGGGCTTTCTATTCTGTAACCGTTCAAGTTGGTTCTGAACATTGCCCACAGCACTATCAGCCGATTGCATGAAGTTAGACAACACATCATCAATACTCGTCAAAGACTGTAAACCCTTGCCTGTAGCCTCTGAATTGCTCAAATCAACCTGCGTCACTGTGTTGGTAAACTCCGCCTCCTTCTTCTGTAGGCCAGCATCCTTAACCGTGAGTCCTGCTTCTTTCTGAATAAGAGCGCTCATCTTTTCGGCAATATGAGCATCAAACTCCGCCTTATCCGCGCGCAGATTGGCAATCTCAGTCTTGACCTCAGACTTAGCCCTCTCGATCTCGCCCTTATCGCCTTCAAGCTCAGATGCAGCCGCCTGCACCAGTTGACCGTATTCCTGAGCCTGTGCCATAGCTTGCTCTGCCTGCTGCATTGCTTGCATGACCTCTGGCGGTAACTCCTGACCATCATCCTGCATCGTTGCCTGAATCTGTGGTGGCAGCATAGCCTTCAGTCTTTCGGCTATCTCATCAGCAAAGGGCAGGTCGTGAGCCTTGAATATAAGATCGCCGGCAATACCCATAATCTCAGGATTGCCTTGCGTCAGACTTGCGTACATTTCAGCCGCTTCCTGACGTTGAGTGCTAAAGGATGGGCCCGTCGTCACCGTTACATCGTATTTACCCATTGCCATGTCGTTTACACGAACAGACTTCTGAGTCTCTGGGTCGAATACAATCTGGTTAATCTTCTTGTAATCTTCGCCACCATCAACGCCCAATATCCTCAATTCACGCTCTGTGTCGTAAATCTCAGGAATAAGGTCAATCAATAGTTCCATAGTGTATTCAACACCCTTCGCCATATTATCCTGATAGTTGAAGGTAGCGACCGCGCCCTGCTGTTGTCTGGCGTAAATAGCACGACCTGAGACGGTTGAGCCACGATCACCCATAGACTCATCTGGAAGTCCCATAACGTCTTTTAGGTCTTCGTTATCGACTGCCGCTTGCTGTAATAGAGCGACAGGAACATCAGCGCCGCCCATCTTCTGTGGGGCTCCCGGTGCTTGCGGGTCAGCCTCATAGAGTTGGAACGGGAAGTTCTTTCGATCAGCCTCAGCCCATTCATCGGTATGCCCTGCCGCTTGCTTAGAAGTAGCCCAGAACTTAGCCTTTGGAGCCTGAGCAATCGTCTCTGCAATCGCTGTCTTAGAGATATTGTAGTTGCGCTGTGCATCCTTGGCGAATCTAGGCAGACCCCACCAATACGTTCGGCCCTCAATGACCTTGTACTCACCGTAAATCATGACGAACGGGAACTTATTGCCCGCCCACTTAACCGGACCTTCCAAGACATCAGCCCCCGATACAACCACCATCATAATGTCGTGTGTGTCTACAAGCCTTTTATTCTTGATCAAAGCGGGCTTAATGCCTCTGGCTTCATCCGATGTGGAATCAACGACCAACAGTTTAGGCTCGCCCGTCTCTGGATCAGGCATTTCTACCTGCCATATTTCCTTTTGGATAGGCTTCTTATACCAATACTCAGCAACACGAACGGTTTCTTCATCAGTCCATTCGTCATCGTAATCAAACTCATTGTCCGACTGAAAATCACTCTTCTCTGCTTTAGGATACTTTTCCTCAAAGTCAGCGTGTGACATACGAATAGTCAGTATCCAATCCTTGGCGTCACGCTTCATAAACTCCCTGGCCGATGGATCACAGTACAGACTGAACGGGTTCTCAATGCCTTCAATCACAGCATCCTGTTCAAAGGCTGTGTCGTGTGAGTACCGCGTATTAACTCGCCAGCAGCCCATCCCGCCTTCTACCTGATATTCGGCAGCGTAATCAGTAGCGTTATCAGCGTGCGATACGTTAAAGATATTCCGAATCAGACCCCCGTATATCTCAGCAACCTCAACGTCGCCGCCTTCAACACCGCGAACCTTTCCTGATGGTCGGTTATCACGCATGTCATTAACAACGCGCTTACAGCGTATTCGAGTCTTATTGTATTCGTAGCAAGGTCGATTGCCGCGATCCGTCTTCATGTTCTCGGACCATTGAGCGCCGGGAAGGTTTACGAAGCGAATATCCTCAAGTGCATCAATTCTGTTGTGACGGTCATCCTCTGCCATAACCTTATAGCGATCACGGGCATTATTGAGGATGTCCTTCTTGTTATTGAACTTGCGGTATTCCTTGGTGCGTTTGTCTACCTTATCCATTGTACGCCTCTAAATAAATTGAAATATCAATGCCAGCTTCAATAGAACTATAGGGGATTCTCGCCACAAGATTATCACCATCAAAAAGAGATAAAGACCTGTCTATCGTCTGAGGCTTTAAGGACATGCTATCAGGCAGATCACAATCTTCGATGAAGTCAGTAACGTACTTTGGGCGATTATAAAGATAGTCATATCCCATAGACATCTGCTCTCTATATGCACCCACTATGTCGTACTCGTTGTGATTATCCATTGAGATTATCCCTACAAGTACACGGTCTGTCACTGAATGCGGCCCAACAATCACTAGCATGCGTCCAATCCATAACCCTTACTTTCGACCGGTATACAAATCGTCCATGATAATTCCGTGGGTCAACTCCATCACGAAATAAATCGCCCTTTCGGTCATAGAACATACCGTACTGTTCTCCGCATCTACGCTGCATATCCGCCTTGGAATCCTTTGTATGGGTTAGTAACTGGTTTTGTTCCATTGAATATCTGCTCCGCTGCAACGCACATTAAACCGAAGGCATCACTGCCATGACTTGACCAGTCGTGTTCAGGACCAAGCCCTATACCTCTGGCCTCATCCTTCTTCTCGTGATACCAACCTAAAGCATCTATACCACCTGATGTCGTGTCCTCATTAAACCATATCGAAGGAAAGTACCTGCGACCAGACTCAATACGCATCTTGGCAGCACCCTTACCCTGATTCGGTACAACCTCAACCTCATATTGTGCTGTTCTGACCGCAGACTCATACGATACATCATACACCTTGTCGCCCTGAGTTCCGTCATGTGGTAGCCATATCTTTGTATTGCCGGGTTTATAGCCCTCTTCACGCATCCAGCTAAGATGTGTTGCCAATGGCTGACTGACGGCCTCATAGTAATTCAGAACACGTATTTCCTTGCCGATGAACTGAGCTATCCATACTGCAACAGCATCAGCCTTTGCGCCCGTTCCGCCAATATCAAAGAATGCGTGATATGTCATCAATGGATCAGCCGCTACACGACCTACCCTGTTAGCAGCTTTTGATGCCGTAATGCATTTGGCGTAATAAGCACCTTCGATAAGACTTACATACTCGCCATCCCAAACATGAGGATACTGGTCAGGATCGGTTCTTAATGTGTCTTTGCGCTCTAATTCCTGCTCTGCCGGCCTGAATGGATTATCTCGCCAGTTAGCCCTGACAACCACAGCACCAGTCGGTAATTCAGGTCCGCGCAGTAATACATCAACGGGATCAGTCTTTCTGCGTGGATTCCATGAGAACCAGCGTTCAGCACCATCAATACGAAGTGTTGGGCGATAGAGTTTAAGACTATGGGCTGTAGCGGTTTGCGCTTCCTCCCACCATCCGCGCTTGAAGCCCTCCAGGCTCTTAATGCTTTCGGCAGTGTAATCGTTCATGCCCTTGAATATGATAATGCCGTCTTTAGGTGTGGTTATGCAGTCTCTATAGACCTTGAAGCCATCCGCTGCTGTGACGCCAAACCTTTCCAGCTTCGACTCAATCAATAGCTTCGATGATTGTGCCAGATCCTTCTGCACCTCACGCATACAAACGCTTCTGAGTCCTTCTCCAAAGTCACCTGGCTCTGCTAATGAGTCTTCAATGAGCTTTTCTGCGAAGAAATGAGACTTACCAGAACCGCGCCCTCCCCATGCTCCCTTGTATCGTG